AGATTACACTGTAGAAGGCAAGTTAAACATCGTCGAGAGTAAAAAGAACCATTTCTTTGCCCTCTTTACTTTGTACTTGATGGATATATTTAGGATTCTTACGGATTCTAAAACTGGTGTTCTTTTCTGTTCTCCAAAAGCGGGTATGCAGAGTTCGGGCAAGTTGGCGACGTTTTCGGACAACTCATTTATGAGATCCTACGCAGAGTTTTATGCGTCACGTCTTGAAGGTCGTGAGGATTTCAAACCCATTTTCACAGCTGGTGATGATTGTTTGTCTGGTTTCAATATCAGCGACGAGACGTTTTCTTCTCTTGGATTCAAAATTACCGATACGGTTGTTAACACTCCCGAATCTGGTTATAACTTTTGTTCTACTCTCTTTACGAGAGACGGTTCTTACGTAGAGAGCATTTTTAAATCTCTGTTTCAACTCGTCACCAGGCCGGATGTAATCGATGAAGCGAGTGTTTCTTTTGTTCAAAACTATGAGAGGCACCCCGACTTCGACAGATGTTATTCCGTCTTAGATTCTGTTCGTCAGGACACAATTAGCTTTCATTTAATCTCTGATTTCGAGCCTACGTGGTTTACACCCACGACTCATATGAAGTTTCTTAAATCCTGCTTACACTCTGACTATGAATTTGTTAGACAATGAGTTTGCTTGCTGTGAATTTTTAGTAAATAGTAAATCTGTAAATATTGTACAATGCCTAAAAAGAAAAATAATAATAATAAAAACGTTTCTAATCTCAAATCTCGTATTAAAGGCTCGGGGGACTATTCTGAGGACATAAAATCCATTATGAAACCTCTCCCGCGCCTCGAAGCAAAACTTGATCATTTAGAGAAGTCCTTAAACAAAACTAATGGTAACATCGCTTCCTCTTTAGGGAGGACACTCGGTAACTTTGTTAATCAAGGTGACCTTGGCGCTTTGGCTGGTGAGTCTCTTTCCAAGTACTTTGGTAAAGGTGACTATACAGTTAAATCCAACAGTCTCATTAAAGGTTCTTCTTCACTTTTGCCTCCAAAATTTCAAAACCAAGACAGGTCTGTTAGAGTTACAGAACGAGAGTACATAGGTGATGTGCTTTCAGCTCCTGCAATGGTAGGCGGTTCATCCGTGTTTCTTAATACGGTTTATCCTATCAATCCAAGGGATCCTCTCACGTTTCCTTGGCTTTCAAAATTCTCGACTTTGTACGATCTTTGGGAACCTCATGGTATCGTCTTTGAGTTCGTTTCTACCTCTTCTGAGTTTAATGGAACGTCTCAAGCTTTAGGTACCGTCGTGATGGCAACATCATATGACCCTTATGAGCCTCAATACGTCAACAAGCAGCAAATGGAAAATTCTGACTTCTCTTGTGTCACCAAACCTTCTTTATCACTTGTCCACGGCGTGGAATGTGACCCCTCTGAAAGGGCGATGAAGGTTTTGTACCTCAATAGTGTCAATCCCACCATTCCAATTACAAACAAAGTGTTAGCAAATTTTCAATTAGCCACTCAAGGTTGTTCCACAACAGGTTCAACTCTTGGTGAGCTCTGGATCTCTTATGATATTTCTTTTTACAGAAA